GTCTGACGACATGGTGCGGATAACGCGCTCGCTGTCATAGATTTTAGGAATCAGGTCAATGAGGATCTGGCCGGTTCTGCGTATCGCCTGATTGAAGTTGTCGATAAACACATATGAGCCAACGTCACCCTCACGCTGGCGCGCCGTGATTGCCCTGCCTGACGTTTCGTTGCCTTGCTGTCCGAGCGATGATGCATAAATACCAGTGGTATTCATCAAGTCATCTTGCGCAACCTGAGCCTCTTGCCACATGGCAGTTGGTGGCGCTGCTGGCTGGTTGCGCTGCGGTGGCGCTTGCCCTTCAGTGTGGCCGTAAACCAGATACGGCAGGTTGTCCGTATTTGCCCGGTTCCAGAAATTCTCATAGCCCTTTACCTGATCTGCCGTCAACAACCAGGGTGCCTTTGGCGCAAGGGCAATGGATTCAGCCGCATGTGAACGCCAGTAATTGTAAAGCTGCTGCGGTGCCTTCGCGTCGCGGATCAGCGACTTGCGAATGACCTCGCCATTCATGGACATTTCCGATCCCATGACGGGAACAATCGGGATATGCTTGCCAGCCCAATCCTGCTTTTCTTCAATTATCTCATTGCCATTGACAACATACCGGCAGACTTTGTGTGACTTGGCCTTGCGCTCTCGCACGATACCGAGCATTGGAATGATTGACTTGTCTATTTCATCGAGCCTGATCGTCTGGCCGTCCTGCGTCATGCCGAGCAGAATATCAATCGGTTCCTTCACCCAATATTCAGCAATGCGCACAAAGTCACCATCAACCCAGTCAGCATAAACCTGCTCACTGCTCACACCGCTGTCAAAGCTGGTAATGCTTGCATCTGGATAGCGAGCCTTGAAATCGCGTTCCATGACCATCTCAGTCACAAAGCAGTGCATGGCGTCGGCGCGGTCAATCTCGTTGGCGTTGCCGTCCCAGACCACTGCAAGCGGGTCCAAAATGCGCTTGATAAAGATGTCCTGATCAAATGCGCTATCGTCGGCATAGTCAGTCACAATGCGCCAATGGCCAATGCCTGCCGTAATTGCGCACTCAGCGGCATGGGAGTAGACCGACTGGCCGCCTGATTGATACTCAATCTGCCTGATTGCACCCTCGAATATGTCAGACAGTTGCGGGTCAGTCTGATCGTCAACCGGATAACATTCGATTGCTGGCTGGCTTTGGCGTATGTCTCCTGAAACCTGGCGGATGAACTTTGGTATCTGGTTGATCGTGATGATAGGCCGACCCTTGGCCTTGCGATCCGCAACCACGGCTGACGGCCATTGATAATCACCGCCACGGGAAAACCGCAGGTCTTCCAACGCCTCATCGCGGTTTGTCTCGTCGGCATCCCAATCAGCGGTGAACTGATCGAGAATGTCTGTTATGTCTTTTGCCATGAATTATGGCTCCATCTATGGGTAAGCGGCGCAATCACTGCGCTGCTGTGTGCTGTTGGCTAAGCAGCCATCCAGCCGTCGCCCGACATCATCGGAGGTGACAGGCCAATCTTGGTATCTATCTTTCGTGCATCGCCGCGCGTCAGGCCGGGGAACAATTCGGTAATTGCCCAGACCAAAGCATCGCCACGGTTCGGTGAACCAATGCCCTGATAGCCAGTGGTTGTGAAACTCATCAACTCGTCTTCAAGCTCAGGGAAATAGCCAACGTGCTTGACCTTCCCTTGCTCGTACAGCGCCGAAATAGGCTCAGCACGGACAACCTTGCCGCGTGATGCTTTCACCGCCTTGTAGGGCGTGTTAGCGCGTGATGTCAGTATCGTGTGCTTGACCATTGCGCCGCCGAAGTTGTCTTCACCAACAATAATATCAGCATCGTGCCGGTCAAAGGCAGACGTTGCTACATTGCCCCATGTTGCCGGTCCTGCCTTCAATGTCAGGTCTTCCAGCACGTAAGCAACGCCATCTGTGCCAAGCGCCGCGACCACAACGCCGATTGCATCATGGTCAGGATTGTCATCATCAGCGCCAGACGGATCAACCGCAATCACAATGCGCTGATAGTCTGGCAGTTTGTCACCGTCGATAATCCTGTTGCGGTCCAGCGTCAGGCTTGACCAAAGCGAGTTCTCATTCGCCGGTATGAACTCACCAGACAGAAACCGCTTTCGATCCCGTTCCGGCAAGCCTTCAAGCTCCTGCATATAGGCTTCTGGCAGATTATCCACGTTGTGAAGCGGGTTGATCTGCATTGACGCGAAGTTGTCAGGGTGAGGCAATCCCGATCTGCTCTCAGGGTCAATGTGCTTTATGAATAGCGAATATGTCCAGTGCGATTGATTTGGCGGATTGCAGTCATAGAACATCTTGAGCGATAAACCGGCGTCTTGTGCCAATCGAGTAACAGCCATTTTACGCGCTGACCAAGGAATCTGCGAACACTCATTGAGGTAGATGGTCGAATACTCATTCCCTAGAATTTTCTCAGTGCGCTCTTTGTCATCCAGCCCCCCAATATAAAGCCTGCTTTCGTTCTCGAACTCCAGATACCAGTCTGTTTTGTCCAACTTGGTGCGCGAGCGAAGGCCAGGCCAACATAAGTCCATGACCTTCGGTATTGTGTCCTGCATAAGTGATGTCTTAGCGTGATTGAAACGAAACCGCATTGCAGTGTGTCTTGACTGCGGTGCCTTCAACGCTCTTGTGATGATCTGGCGTATCGTCAGAAACGTCTTGCCTGAGCGTGATCCGCCAAACAACATGCAGTGAGTTGCCGGGCCATTGAGAAGCAATCTGGCTTCCTTTTGGCGCGGTGTTAGCTCAAGCGTCTTTGTCATCAGCGTCAAACATCAGTTTCAAATCGCCAGTGTGCTTCACTTCCTGCTTGTCACCGTAAATTTTCGGCAACGCCTTGGAAAGCAACCACTTGCGAGTGTCAAGCCTCAACCTTGACCGTTGGACATGCTCGCCGTTCAGGACGTAATTGGCCTTGCCTTCGTCGTCTAATCGCTCCATCCAATCGTTTTGGCCATCGTCTGCAACCTCAAGCAATTCATCGGCCATAATGTGATAGCCAACCTCTCTTGCTCTTGCGTATTGGTCAGCGAAACCTTCCCTGTCGTCTTTCACCCATCCCAAAACAGTGCTGTGTCCAATGTCCACTGTTCTGCAAACTTCACGCAGCGTCATGCCTTGGAACAGGCCTTCGCATACCTTGGAGGCCAATTCTGTTGTGTATGATGACGTTTCACCGGATGGCATCACTTATCGCCTTTGATCAAGTCTGCAAGACCGCCCTTGACTGGTGGACATGAAGGCTTGCTGTAAATGTCATTGATAACGGCATCAAGCGCACGGCTGATAATGGCATTAGCCAGTTGCCTTTTAATTGCTTCGTCGTTCATCACAAATCCCCCGCGAATTGCGTGTCTGCAACTGACAGTGTGCCTTCTTCCGAGTAATCAAGTGCGCCTTCGGTATCCCAGCGATAATGCAGGTTTCCTGCCTTGGTTGGCGTGATTGTCACTGAGTATGTACCTGTTGCTGATCTTGTTGGCGTTAGTGTGGTGACAGAACCCTTTCGGCCAATGCGCCATTTGAACGTGATTGCACTGGCGTCAGTTGCAGCGCCGCTTACGGTAACAACGGTCTGGAGTGTTACTGTTGATCCTGGGTATATGCGTTGTGCTGTCATTATGCGCATATCCTTGAAGTGGTCATTGAAACAGTGTTGCTTGCTGTTCTGGTCATTGACGCGGCTATCGTGTTGCTTGGTGTCATGCGGGCGGCGATTGTTGCGGAACTTGTCAGGTCAGGACACAAGCCCGCGATATTCTGGCCTGTGAGCGTGTAATAGCCCGTGTCTGCTGCCATCACGAATATAGACGGCAGTGTTATGTCTTGTCCGTTTAGTGTGTAGCTGCCTTGGTCTGCCGTGAGCGGTAGATGGGTTGCCGAAAATGATGTGGCCTGGCCTGACAGCGTGTAACTGCCTTGTGCGGCTGTCAGAAGTCTTGACGCAATCAGTCCGGTTTCTTGCCCGCTATATGTGAAACTGCCTTGCCCTGCTGCAATCTGCCTTGATGCAATCAGGCTTGCCGTCTGGCCGGTGTACGTGTATGCGCCCTGATCTGCTGTGAGCAGCCTGGTGAGGCTTAGTGTTGTGGCCTGGCCTGATAGTGTGAATGAGCCTTGGTCTGCCGTGAGCGGTAGTCTGCTTGCGATCAGTCCAGCCGTCTGGCCGTTTAGTGCGAATGCCCCATAATCGACAGCTATGCTATATGCGCCAAGTTCCGCTGCTTGAAACGCTGCAATCGGTGTGCTTGCAATTGGGCCAAATGCGGTCATGTTATGCCTGTGTCAAATATGCCTGCCATTGTGTTACCTTCTGGCTTGATGTAATTGGCCAGACCAAGCCAAGCCTAGTTATTAGCTAGTTTGTCAATGCCAGCCGCATCATGTTCCGGCGATGCACGCGAAACCAGGAGTTTGCCGTCAAACGCCCATGTGACCAGATTGCGAATGAGTGCTTTCATCACATCAAACCCTTGAGAAACTGCCGGAATTTGTTCGCCGTGACGGGCTGTTGACTCTTGAGCGTGCGGATTTCATTAACGCACCAGAACAGCACCTTGGCCACAACCTTAATCGTCAACGTCTTGGCGTGAGCGTCCTGATACTTATCCAGCACGGTCGCGTTTGTCGGGCGCACCGTCTCATTTGCAAGCACCTCCCCAAGTTCATCCTCGCTGGCAATGCGAGTTGGCACACCGCCCCTCCCGAGCCATGCAACATAGGCAGCATTGTCCGGTTGGACATATTCACCAATTGCGCTTGAAAAAACCTTGGTTTCATCGCCTGCAACTATCCAATACCAGTCAGTTGGCGTGTAGTCTTTCATTATGCGTATTGACCTCCTGTTGCTGTTGCTCCTGACGTGTCACCAAATAAAGCGGTCGCGCCGCCACCGAAAGTATTAATAACGCCGTTAAGAACTGCGTTGTACCGCCTTCCTGTTGCCGACCCTGACTTGGTTAACAAATATATAACTGCTCCACTTCCACTGGAACAGCTAATGAAATCAGTAAAGGCCGGAGTTCCGGTCATTGTAATGGTCACGGTTGACAAAACACAATAGGCAGCGTCAAGAGACCAATGCCTTGTTGCATTACCGCTTACTGTATAACCGGACTCAACTTTTAGTCTAGAACCACTTGTTAATTCAAAATGGAAGCGAGTACACGCCCCTAGCTCCATGTTTCCAGATATTGTTACTATAGCCCCATCATTTAACTCAATACCTTGACCCAATGAACCGCCCGCTGAATTTTGAAGTTTAAATCCTTCTATACTTAGTGCGGCATTTAAGATGTGAAAAGAGCGGTATGCACTATGGGAGATGACGACATTCGATGGAGTTGTTGTGTCGCCAGTTAAGGTGACAGAGCCACCCAAGAACGGCGTATCAATAAAGATGCTTCCGGTGTATGTCCCATTCCCAATATCAACAGTAATATCATTGCCGTTCAAATCCAGCGTCTTGATTACATCGAACGCCTTTTGGATCGTTAAGAACGCACCGCCTGCACTGTCCACCAGTCCAGTGTTGCTGTCGCTGCCGTCTGTGCGGACATAGTATGTGCGATCAGCAGCAAGCACCTCACGGATACCGAGAGTTGTTTGCGCAGCCGGACCATCAGCATCATCAATCAGTGACGCGCCGAATGTGCTAATCGTGGTGGATGCGGGAAGCGATAGCGTCTTTATATCCGCGTCAACTTCGCTGTCGAATATAACCGTGTCATCTGATATGGCAGCATCAAGCTGGGCAGCCGTGAATGAGCCAAGAACGGCAGCATTACCCACGGAAGTAACATGGCCTGTCAGGTTTGCGTTTGTCGTGACGTTGCCTGCCGTCAGGCTCGCTGCGGTGCCGGTCAGATTAGTTGCAACACCACTGGCAGGAGTGCCGAGGGCAGGTGTGGTTAGCGTCGGGCTGGTCAACGTCTTGTTGGTCAGCGTCTGAGTGCCGGTCAGCGTGGCCGTGGCATTGGCTAGCGCGGCATCAGACACAATTGACACAACAACAGCAGTCGTGAACGTAACAGCAGCGTCAGCGTTCGTGCTTTCAATCACATACCGGGCAAGCAATGTGCCTGTTGCCGTATATGTGCCGGTGCCTATCTCCCACGACGTGCCTTCAGTGGCCAGATAAGTCACGGTATTGGTATCGACTACTCCACCGGCGGCAAAGTCCTGAAACGTAGAAACAGCCGTGCTGAGCGTAAAGTCACCAGTGCCGCCGCCTGCTACGGCTGAAACCGTTACCTGGACGCGATTGGCGTAAACGTGAGCCATCCCGCTAGACGATCTGCAACACGCCGTTGGCGGCGCTGAAGTCAATCAGCAGGCTTTCACCGTCTGCAAGCGTCAAATCAGATCCGTAATCAAACCAGCAGATCAACTCGTCACTGGTCGCGGTGTCGTTGTAAATGACGATATACTGAAACGGTCCAACTGAACCGCCGCCAGCCGTCAATGTCAGGTCAGTCAGAACCAGCTTGTATGTGCCAGACGTTTGCGACGATGATGCTGTCGTGATGACGCGCGTTGAACAGTTGGTGTATGTGGCCTCAGTCAAGTTGGCCAATACCGTGTTAGTCGCCACTGGCGCGTTGGCAGCAGCCGTAAGCGCCACCGTAAGCGTATCACTGCCGAGGTCATGCGCCTTTTCAGCCAGCGCCTCTACAAAGCTGTTGAACTTGTTGAATGTTGCCATGTGTGACTCCGTATTTGGGAATGCGGCGCTTCACAGCGCGGCTATTGAATAGATACCCAACCCCTGAGCAACTCGTCTAGGTTCAAGGGGTTTTGAATGGTGTTGCGAGGTCAAGGGTTTGGTATTTGAATTGGCAGAGCAGATTATGACGTTGCCCGATCTGGTGTCATTGCCGGGGTCGTACTGCTCAGTGCTGTCTTCACTGCATGGACTGACACAATACGCGGATGACATGAGCAGAGCCGCTTAATTATAGTCCGCTGCCAAACTGGATAAGAAAACCCGCCCAAGCTGGATGCCGGAGCGGGTTGAAACCTTGTGCGCTGGTCAGTATTCCAGCCTGTATTTAGTGCGTGACATGATTTGCGGCTAATGTCAACCCTAATGCAAATGATTTACATTATCATCCACATCGCTTAAACCCCATAGTGCCGTGCGAGCGCGTTCAGGCACTCTTTCAGCGGCCCTGCCCTTGCCGGTGTACATTGGCCATGATGCTCCTGATTGATTGCGAATCGCTCCAGTTCCTTGAAGGCTGGGATTGACTGCTGAATACCAAGTGCATTGATAACCGCTGTCTGTGCTTCGTCTACGCGGTCCTTGGCCTTGTTTACCGTATCGTCGTCTGGAATATATCCTGATGACATGCCTGCAATCATTTCAGCATAGGATGCACACTTTGCTGTACGCGGTGGAAAGCCCTTCAAACGGCAATACCTGAAATATTCATTCATGTAGGCGTTGCCCGCATCCATCTGGCGCTTGTCTATGATGTGCTTCAGTCTCAGCACTCCAAGAGAATGTCCCCAGTCTGGGTCCCTTGCCTGTTTCTCAGGTGCGCCAAAATGCTTGACGCGCGCCTTGACGCCTACAGAAACCATATCCGCAGCCTGCTGGTTTTCGCCTGGACGTGAAAGCTGGCCGTTCGGTTGCCGCTTGCCTGAGTTTCGTTTGCGTCCTGCTTTCGCCATCAATCAACCTCGACAATCTTATGTGTACCAGCATGAACGCCTGATAGCTCGTTGACGTATTCGTTTGCGATATTCATGTAGCCTTCAAGGTCGTGCCGTAGGGCGTCTATTTCTGCCTCTAGGGATTCGATGTGGTCTGCTGCATTTGTAATTTGTTCCTTGATGCGCGGGTCAGCATTGAATACCAACACCATCAATCGCAGGTTTTGAACCAACTCCGCACTGTCTAAGCGTTTATGTGTCATGGGTGGCGTCTCCTTGCTGATTGAGTTTTGAAATGGCATCAATCAAAACCTTATTGATAACCCGCTCAGTATGTGAACCGCGTTTTATTCTCCCACCCAACACGCGGACCCTGACGATTATATCATCTACGATTTGCGCGGTGGTGACAGGTTGGTTTAACCATTCTTCAAAGGCTTCATCTCCGTCACTCATAGAACCACCTTCTTGATCTGATCCAGGTTGTTCCAGATCAACGCATCCCGGCAACCAAGTTCAGACACTATCTGCCCTGTTCCCATGCCGATTGACCACATTTCTGACGCTGCAATTATAACTGCGTCATCCATGTCAACAAATTTCCAATCCGCCAGTTTGTATTCTGCTTGTGAATAACCCATCAGAACGGCACCTCGTCGTCCATATCACTGCGCCCGAATGACGGTTGATCAGCAGGGGCCCCGACCCCGCCCGATGCTTGCTGACCGCCATCTTGCTTGGAGTACAGCATGACAAGGGTGCCGCCGAAGTTCTGAAGCACAACCTCTGTGGAGAATCGGTCATTGCCGCTCTGGTCCTGCCATTTGCGCGTCTGTAGTTGGCCCTCAAGATAAACCTTGCTGCCCTTGCGCAGATACTGCTCTGCAACCTTGCACAGCCCCTCTGAGAATATGACCACCGTGTGCCATTGGGTATTCTCTTTGCGCTCGCCAGAGTTCTTGTCGCGCCATGTTTCTGTTGTGGCAATGCGCAGGTTTGCAATGGGCTTTCCTGCCTGTGTGTGGCGTATCTCAGGATCAGCGCCAAGATTGCCTATGAGAATTACCTTGTTGATGCTACCGGCCATTATCCGTACCTCTCCAGTTCAATGTCATAAATTTTGTCCCATAACGCCCGCGCGGAAGCTAACCGCTTGCTATCAGTCGTGACCTTGGAAACTCCATTGATCACCGAAGTGTGGTCACGGCACAATCGTCTGCCAATAGCCGAAAACGATGCACCTGTTTGCGTCCGGAGAATCCAGTACAAAGCCTGTCTTGGGTTCGCGACTTTCGCGTATCGCGACGTTCCCTTCAGTTCCTCGTACCGAATTCCTGTGACTTCGCAGAAAATGTGAACAAGACGTTCACCCCTGAGCGGGCTGGCCTCAAAACTGTTCAGCCTGCCGTCAGCCAGGAAATGTTTTCCGACCTGAAATGTCACCTCATTCTCAGCGATTTTCTTGCGTCGTTTGATTTCCCTTGCGGCTTTGTCAAGAGCATCAACCTCTGATGATCTGATGTCTATTCGCGCTTCCAGCTTATGCCAGTTAACGCGCCTTGCAGGTTTTGAAGCCAGCGCATTCAGATAGTCTGGTGTTTTCATAAGCCCGCTTGTTGGCGCTGCTGCTCTTGCTCTGTCTGTTGATGAGATGAAGGTCATGCTACTGCCTC